CTACCTTCGAAGTGACCACAGTAATGCGGCCACTTCCCGATGGTACTGAACCACCGCTTGCCTCTCACGAGGCGGATCGATTCGTTTGGCATCGACACATTCCCGTAACTGGGATCTGTGCCGTTGCCGAATCGTAAAGCGAGTGCATACAGAGCTGCTTCATGTCCGGGTAACTGGACATCACGACAGCGTCTGACAACATGGCATTTAAAGCCGTAGTTGCGATCGAACTCGAAGGATGACCTTAAGTCGGCTCCATCCCACCGGACATATCCGTCGTCTCCTTCTGCGAAGAAGGGGATCTGGCAGTCGGTGAAGGAACCAAAACGCAAGACTGCGGCGTGCGCTGATCTGATTGCTTTATCACTAAAGCCAACAGATAAGTAGCGCATGCCACAACGAGCGAGACGATTAGCCATCCGTATGTTTTCGAATTCATTTTCAACCCTTTCTTTTTGATATATAGGAGTAACCTCTAGCCCAGCAAAGTAATGGCGTCCGCACGATTCAAAGAAGCATCCTTCAACGAAGGTCTTCGACGAATTGCATACGAAGCCGCACTCACTGAGAATTGAGATGACACCATCTGCAGCCTTACGGCCGCAAATGATATCGTCCCCATACACCAATACGGGTTGCGTGCACCCCTGCGACTCACTGGCAGCGCTGCTAATTGCATAGAAGATTAAGGTTTCGAGTTCAAAAGTGAACCCGTTACCCATCGACGAGAATTTTTCAAGTCTCGTAACGACACCTTCATGCTCATAAGCTTTGCTACGGATGCTATCAAGATAGATAGCCCAGTCAACAGGCAGAAGTTGGTAAACCAACTCCAGCGCAATCGTGTCAGAAGCGGCCTTCAGATCAATCGTGGACAAACCCTCAGAGAACGCTTTACGCGCCCCTTCTTGGTTATACCACTGATCATTCAGGTTTATTCCGACACAACGCAAACGATCCCGAATGAAGCTACCGGCTCCCTTTTGGAGGAAGCCGTTCATTCGCGGTTCAACGAGGATCGTACGATCCATTTTTGCGTTCTTAGGTACAGTATCTAGCCTAGCGTAACCTTTTACGTCGAACACATCACGTGTGAACGAAAAGGGTCCCACAATTTCTTGTGGAGAAACGTTTAGCAATGCCGACGACCAGTGAAGGTCATCTTTTATCATACTTATCGATAAA